TAAGGCAAAGGGGGTGATCCCATGACAGAGGCATTAAAAAGAGAGTCAATAAAAATCTCATTAGAAAAACAACTAGCCCTGATGGACGCCAATAAGGACCATTTTTCCGATTTAATCAGTGATTATATGGGAATGTGGGACGTAAAAAACGCCCTATTTTCCGACATAAAACTGCGCGGCGTAACCTATAAAGACGTTTCGTCCGTAGGTATTGAGATGCAAAAGAACAATCCGAGCGTCAAGGAACTTGTTACGGTCAACAAGCAGATGCTTTCCGTCCTAAAAGAGTTGGGACTAAGCACAGCAAACGCAAGAAGCGGTGAGGTGGATGTCCTCTAATATAAATCCTCATATTTTACAATATCTTGAGGCGGTAGAGGGCGGTAAGTTTGAAGCTTGCAACGATCAGCACCTATTCGCAAAATATGTTAGGCATTGCTTTGAAACCGAGGACATACACACGGACAACGAGCAATTAGAAAACTACCTGGGGTTAACAAAGTATTTCCCATATGAACACTTATTCGATTGGGAAGAGATTTGTCTCGCCTTGCATTGTTGCACTTACAGAACGGATGGAATGCCACGATGGCCTGACTTATTCTTGCTTATGGGCAGAGGAGCTGGCAAAGATGGGTATATAGCCCTTGAATCATTCTGTTTGATTAGCCCATACAACGGCATAAAAGGCTACGATGTTGATATATGCGCAAACAGTGAAGAGCAAGCAAAGGCCCCTTTTAATGACGTGCATGAAGTTTTAGAAACACCGGGCATCACGATGAAACTAAAGAAGCATTTTTACTGGAACAAAGAAGAGATCATAGGGCTTAAAACAAAATCTAGGCTAAAATATAGAACAAATAACCCAAAGGGTAAAGATGGGCTACGCTCAGGTATAGCTGTATTCAACGAGATCCACCAATACCAGGACTACGCAAACATTAACGTCTTCACAACCGGCCTGGGAAAGAAGCAACACCCACGCCGAACCTACGCTACTACAAACGGAGATGTAAGGGACGGTCCGCTTGATGATCTCCTTGCAAAATCAGAGCAAATATTAAAAGGTGGCATACCGGATAATGGTATGCTGCCTTTTGTTTGCCGTTTAGATAACAGAGAAGAAGTACACGAGGCCAAGAATTGGGACAAGCCGAACCCGTCATTAAAATATTTGCCGAATCTCCAGGAAGAAGTTTCAAAGGAATATTCTGATTGGAAAACTAACCCGATGCAGTTTACTGCCTTCATGACGAAGCGAATGAACATCCCAGATGGTAACAAAGATGTTGAGGTTACAAGCTGGGATAATATCAAAGCAAGTTGTGGTGAGGTTCCCGACTTGTCGGGGCGTTCGGGTGTCGTTGGGATTGACTATGCAAAAGTAACCGACTTTGCATCGGTCGGTATCTTAATACGAGATGGAGATATTCGTTACTGGATCACGCACTCGTGGATCTGCGCCCAGTCTCCAGACATACCAAGGATGAAAATACCATGGAGAGAATGGGAGAGAGCGGGATACCTTTCAGTCGTTGACGATGTAGAGATAAGCCCACACCTACTCGCGGAATGGATCCAATACGTGGGGCAAGCATACAACCTGACAATGCTTGCACTTGATAACTTTCGATATGGCCTGTTAGCGAGGGCTCTAAAAGATGTGGGATTCGACAAAAGAGAGTTGAAAAATGTAAAGCTTGTTCAACCCTCAGACATTATGAAAACGGCACCTATCATTGACAGTTGTTTCGTAAATCACTATTTTGCTTGGGGTGACAATCCATTAATGCGATGGTCTGTCAATAACACAAAGTTGATAAAGTCGAGCCGGAATATAGGCTCGGATACAGGCAACTACATCTACGGAAAAATAGAATCAAAGAGCAGAAAAACGGACCCCTTCATGGCATTAGTAGCTGCTATGACCATAGAAAGTGAATTGGAAGACGAAGGATCGTCAGAAACACCGGATGTTGACGTGTATGTTTACTAGAGAGGGGGTGAAAATTTGGGGCTGATATCATGGTTGGTAAGTAGAATCAGCGGCGATACTGAGCCAACAGCGGTGGAAATTGAAGAGTTTTTCAACCTGCAGGCAGAGCTCGTAATAAGAAACCTTGCCTTTCAATCAGCGGTCAACCTGGTGGCGAACTCGATCAGCAAGTGCGAGTTTAAAACGTATCTCAAGGGCAAGGAAGTTAAACAAAAGGAATATTACCTATTCAATATCGAGCCCAACAGAAACCAAAACTCTAGCGTGTTTATTCATAAGTGGATCAGCAAGCTTTACGAAGAAAACGAGTGCTTGATAATCAGTGTAGGCGACCAACTCTTGGTGGCTGATTCCTTTAATAAAAAAGAGTATGCGCTCCTTGATCATCAGTTCTCTCAAGTGTCTGTTGACGGTTTCTCTTTTGATAAGACCTTTAGCATGAGTGAGGTGATGTATTTTCAGCTCAACAACAAGGATATCAGGAAGCTGATCAATAGCATGTATGAGACTTACGGAAGACTAATCAGCTATGGCCAGAAGAGTTACGAGAAGTCCAGGGGCAGCAAAGGAACACTGGATATTAGCTCAGTTGCCCAAGGTAAAACAAACTTTCAGATAACGTTTAGTAAGCTAATGAACGAACGTTTCAAGACGTTCTTTGAAGCTGATAACGCGGTATTGCCATTGTTTGATGGGTATAAATACACAGACATAGGGTCTAAAACGTACAGCAACGAAGGCACCAGGGACATAAAAGCCATGGTCGATGATATCTTTGATTTCACGGCTAGGGCTTTTTGCATTCCTCCAGCATTACTCCGGGGGGATATGGCGAATGTCGGGGATGTCGTGGATAATTACCTGACGTTTTGTGTGGATCCGCTGTGTGACATGTTACAGGAAGAAGCAAATCGTAAGCGTTCAGGATATGCCGGTTTCAGCCAAGGAACTTATATGAAAATCGACACAAAGACTATCAAGCATGTCGACCTTCTGAGTGTATCTACCGCAATCGATAAGCTTATCGCTTCTGGAGCGTTCTGCATTAATGACATTCGGGGGTTGGTTGGTGATGAACCGATCGACGAGCCATGGGCATGGCAACATTTCATGACAAAGAATTATTCGACGGTTGCTGACATATTGGCGGCTTTGGAAGGAGGGGCACCCAATGGATAAAGGTAGAAAATTGGCGAATTTGGGAGGAGGTGAAAACGATTGAAAACGATATGGGAGCTTAAGCAATCAACCGAACCGGGAACTCTTGAAATGTACATTTACGAGAGTATTGAGCCGGATGGATACGACTGGTGGAGCGGTGAAAAAATTGTAAGCGAAACATCAGCTCAACATTTCCGGGATGAGTTAGGGAAATACCCTGACGCAAAATTTATTAACCTGTACGTCAACAGTTACGGAGGCGACGTGAAAGAGGCCATGGGAATTCGCAGTCAACTTAAGCGCCATCCTGCCTTTGTAACCGGCTACGTTGATGGGTTCGCAGCATCGGCGGCATCGTACATCCTCACGGCATGCGACAAAGTGGTAATGCCATCTCCGACAATGCAGATGGTCCATGAGATGTGGAACTTAAGCGTCGGAAATGCCAACGCACATCGAAAGAATGCTGATGATTTAGATGCAATCATGGCTGGCAATCGACAAGCATATCTAGAAAAATCTGGTGGGAAACTCAACGAGAAACAGCTACGAGAAATCATGGACGCTGAAACTTGGCTGACCGCTGAGCAGTGCCTTGAGTTCGGCCTTGCTGATGAGATATCAGAGAAAGCAGTGGACATGACAAAGGCGGCTGCCGCGCTTAAGCAATCAAACGATACACTCAGCCAAAAGAACAGGAAGCTCGTGGCAAAACTTAGGCAATTAGCTGACCAAGATCCTGAACCAGTACCGGAACCGGAACCGGAACCTGAGCCAACCCCAGAACCGGAACCTATTCCCGAGCCTACACCTACGCCAGACCCAGTACCAGTACCAGTACCAGTACCTGAACCAACCCCAACACCCCAAGAAAACAAAACACTAAAACTAATGGCGGCATTGTTCCGCTAATTTTAATTTAAAGGGAGAGATATGAATGTCTAAAATGCGCAAAATGAACTTACAATTATTCGCCATGAAAAACCTAGACGTATTGAACGCGAAAAAGGCTGAGATCATGCAGAAAATGAACAAGGCCATCACGGAAGGCAACGAGGAAAACCTTGCTCAAGCCTCCAATGAATATTTTGATTTACTCCAAGAGGCAGTCCTGGCTGAAGCAAAGGGGCTCATCCAATCGGCAGACAACCAAGTGCTTGCTGGGCGTGGTGCTCGTGCACTGACGAGCCAAGAAACAACGTATTATCAGTCCTTGATCGATGCCATGAAATCCAAGAACCCGAAACAGGCCTTAACCGAACTTGATGTCACCCTTCCGGAAACAGTTATCAACTCCGTCTTTGATGACATCGTTGAAGCTCACCCGCTTTTAGATGCCATTAACTTCACCTCTACTGGAATCCTCACAGAAATCCTCGTAAGCACTCTTGACGGCCGCCAACTGGCAACGTGGGGGAAACTCACAGATACGATTATTAAAGAGCTATCTGCTGGATTTATAAACATTCCTTTAGGTCAAAAGAAACTATCCGCATTTCTTCCGATCGGTAAGGCAATGCTTGACCTTGGACCTGTATGGATTGATCGATATGTACGATCACACTTGTCTGAGGCAATCTTCAACGGTCTTGAAGGTGCCATCATTGACGGTTCCGGAGTAGATTCGCCTGTCGGGATGCGGCGTGATCCGAACTCCGCACTTGACCCGGTGACTGGATATGTTGCACTTACCGCAGTGACACTGGATGAAATCACGCCAGCAACCTACGGCGGGTTGATAGCTCAGCTTGCTGTAGCCCCTACTGGGTTGCAACGGACCATCAAAGAAGTGCTCCTCATCGTTAGCCCAAAAGATTACTTCACCAAGATTTTCGCCGCAACAACTTACCGCCAGCCCGACGGATCGTATACTAATAACATCTTCCCGTTCCCAACTCGACTGGTCCAGTCCGTATACGTCCCCGAAAATGAGGCCGTCATGGGCCTCGGCGACCGTTACTTCATGGGGCTTGGAACCGGAAAAGGTGGAAAGATTGAGTACTCCGACGAGTATCGTTTCTTGGAAGACGAGCGGGTATATCTAGCTAAGCTTTATGGTGATGGCAAACCGCTGGATAGCAAGTCTTTCTTGCGCCTCGATATCACCAACCTGAAGCCTGAACCAGTTAAGGTGTTCGTCACAAACGCTGAAGGAGAACCGATTCCAATCTATCCGATTTACGACGCTAGATTATCCAGTTTGGCAGTTGGGGCACTACCCCTATCTCCGACATTTAATAAGTCAATTTTTGCATATACCGCAGCTACGACTAATGCAACCAATACCATTAGCGCAGTAGCAAAAGATGGTGAGGCCACAATCGAAATCTTGAATGGCGCGACTCCTGTGGTAAATGGAGCTGCAGCGACTTGGGCAACAGGAGCAAATACTGTAAACATTACAGTTACCAGTGGCACGGAGACTGAGACATATACCGTTATCGTGACTAAGTCGTAATTTAAGGAGTTGAGATTATATGGTACTGCCTGAAGGGCTGATTGAGGCAGTCCGTAATCATCTTGACATCACATGGGACGATGCTGTCGGAGACGAAAAACTCTCCGGCATCATTGCTCGTGGTATCAAGTATATCGACGGAATAGCTGGCTCGGCAATGGACTATACCATTGAAGACAAGCCACGCGAACTGCTTTTCGATTACTGCCGGTATGTTCGCTCAAACGCTTTGGATGAATTCCAAAAAAACTACTTACATGAACTACTTTCCCTCCAAATATCCGAGGAGGTAAAGGCCTATGAAATCGCAAACCCAATCCTTTAATGACGGGGTAGTCGGTATTTACAAAGTGGGCAATACTGCTCTGGCTGGTGACATGCCCAAAGAGGGATTGATCTTTGGGCAAAACTTACGATACCGCGAACGAACAGTAGGGATGGGAAGGTATTACGCAGCCCTGCAAAACAATGTCAAGGTTGACCTTGTGATCCGGTGCCCAGAGGTCAGAGTGCTATCAGAAAAGGCTACTGATATTTTGGTAGCTATATTGAACGATGGGCAGCAGTACAAGGTTATACAAATTCAGTATATTGAAGATGCTCAGCCGCCATCGATGGACCTGACGCTAGAGAGGCTAGGTGAGCCTTATGGTGCTAACTGATATAAGGGCAGCCTTGCTCACAGTAACGAGCAAGGTCCACCACTTCGACGCAACCGGAGCTACTGGGAACTATATTGTATGGGCCGAAGATGGACAATCAGAATCAGTGTGGGCTGATGGCAAGATGCAGGAGCAAGCCCTAACGGGGACAATTGATTACTTCACTAAGATCGAATACGATCCGAACTTTAAAAACATTCAAGAAGCCTTGAATGGGATAGGAATCTCATACAGTTTGAATTCAATCCAGTTCGAACCAACCACGAAATATATTCATTACGAGTGGGTGTTTGAAATTGGCTAGAATGACCTTTATGGCGGGAGATGAATTCGCGCTGGCTCTTTCGCGTCTCGCAACACAATCTGGCGAGATAGCAAAAAAGGCTATTTACGAAGGCGCAAAGGTTGTGGCAGATAAAATCAAAAGCAATCTTGAAGGGGTATTGTCCCCAGAAGCAACCGGAGACATGTTGGCTTCGTTTGGTGTCACGCCAATAGAACGAGACAGTGACGGAAATTGGAATGCAAAGATTGGCTTCGATGGGTACGACAGCAAAGGCGTAGCTAATCAATTAAAGGCTAGGACACTTGAAAGCGGATCTTCCCAGCAACAGAAAAAACCATTCGTCCGACCGGCAATAAATGCAACAAAGAAATCTGCAGTTGAAAAAATGGGTCAGGTTATTGACGAAGAGATACGAAGATTAAACTTATAGGAGGTAGAAAATATGGCCGGAGAAATCGTAAACAGCGCTACCACAGGCATCAAAAAGCTAGTGTACGCGATTATGACGGATGAGGTGTTGGAGACTTACTCAGCGGTAAAATCCGCGCCACCTTTGATTAATATTAAGGTATCCCCCAAGTCAGATACCGCCACATTGTATGCTGATAATATAGCAGTAGAAACAGCAACGAGTATAGGAGATATCGCGGTAGACTTTGAAACACAGGATATGCCACTTGAGGTTCAAGCAGATTTTTTGGGACATACGCTCGATGCCGCAACGGGTACACTGGCTTATAATGTAAATGACCAAGCTCCTTATGTAGCTTTGGGGTACCAACGAACCAAGGGCAACGGGAAAAATAGATATGTATGGTTATTTAAGGTAAGGTTTGAAGAGATATCCGAAGAAGGGAAGACTCAAGAAGGAAAAATAACCTTTCAAACGCCAAAAGTCTCAGGGCTAGCCGTTGCTAATAAAAACGGGGACTGGAAGAGCGTAGCTGATGAAGATTCAGGCACAACTCCAGCTACTGTAGCTTTCCTGGCAACTGTACCAGGCACAGTTTAATAGTTGAGGGTGGAAACACCCTCTTTTTATTTTAGGAGGAATTATTAGTGGAGATTAAGCTTGAATTTGTAACAGGACAAGACGAAAACGGTGAAGATATTGTTGAAGTAAGAACTTTTACGACTGGGAAAATGAAATCCCGACTTGTTGTGGCAGCGCTTGAGGTGCGACAAGAAATTAATTCCACAGAATTTAGGGTAGATAGTGTACATAAACTTGCTGATTTCGTGTGTAAGGTTTATAAAGATAAATTCACACGGGATCAATTATACGATGGGCTTGATTCAGAACAGTTACTACCGACATTAAAGAAGACTATGGAAGGTGCAATAAGCGGTGTGACGAACAGGCTGGACACGTTTCCCTCCTAGTAATGGAACGGGTGAAAAACTTACACTAAGTGATTGGATAAAGGAAATGTATTTAGGGTTGCTAAATAAAGGTTGGACACTTAACGACGTCGACGAGATGGATTTATACTACTATCTTGATTTGTTAAGCTACGAAGCAAATCAAGCGGTTAATACGCAATCAAACGCGCTTGATGACGCAGGGTTGTAGAAGGGAGATGAAACAATGTCAGAAACTTCTATAGGACCGCGCTTGCAAGTGACAGGAGAAAAAGAATTTAAAGCAGCAATGGCCAGCATTAATGACGAATTTAAACTGCTTGGCTCAGAAATGAAGCTGGCAGTTTCGCAATTCGATAAAAACGACAAATCAATGGAAGCTCTAACTGCTCAAAACAAAGTATTGGGCAAAGAAATAGACTCACAAAAAAGCAGAATAGCTCTCCTAACGACACAATATGACAAGCAGAATGGCACGCTTGCAACACTAAAAGATAAACTTGACGCAACAAAGGCGGCGTTCGGTGCTGATTCTGCCGAGGTGGCGAAGGCACAAAAAGAGTATGACAAGCAAAATAGAGCCGTAATGGCACTACAAACTCAACTCAATAACGCGACAACCGGCCTAAATGATATGGAAAGAGCTTTAGAGAGCAATAACCAGGCGATTGCTGAAAACTCAGAAGGTTTAGGTGAATTTGGCGAAAAGATGAAAGAAATGGGCAAAGCTGTTGCAATTGGAATGGCAGCAGTAGGTGCGGCATTCCTTGGGGCGATCGTTGCGGGTGTTACGATGTCGGACGATCTTACTAAGGCGTTGAACGGATTACAGGCAAGTGCCGGAATAGCAGACGAACAGATGTCAGGCATGGAAGATACAATGTTGAGTATTTACAATAACAATTTTGGAGAAGACTTTGGAGACATTGGCAAAGCTTTAGGGGAAGTTAAAAAGCAAACGGGGGCAGCGGGCGAAGAACTTGAGGATATGGCTGAAAGCGCTTTGGCGATGAGAGACACCTTTGAGTTTGAGGTAACCGAGTCTGTCCGAACAGTCGATATGATGATGAAGCAATTCGGCGTAACTAGCGACGAGGCGTTTAACCTAATTGCCCAGGGAGCCCAGGCTGGCTTAGATAAGAACGGTAATCTCCTTGACAGCATCAACGAGTACAGTATCCACTTTGAACAACTTGGATTTGATAGCGAAGAAATGTTTAATATGATGGCAAATGGGGCCAAGTCAGGCGTCTTTGACATTGATAAACTTGGCGATGCTATGAAGGAGTTTGGTATCCGATCTAAGGATGGTAGCAAGACCTCGGCAGAAGGGTTCGCGGCGTTAAAACTTGACGCTGCCGAAATGACTAAAGCGTTTGCCGCTGGCGGTGATACATCAAAGGCTGCCTTCGAAAAAACCACCACAGCGCTCATGGCAATGAAAGATCCGGTAGCACAAAACGCGGCAGGGGTTGCTTTATTTGGAACGCAGTGGGAAGACGTGGGAGTTAAGGGTATTGCTGCCTTAGTCAACACTCGTGGTGAAATAAGCCTGACGGAAGACGCTCTGCGGAAAATAAACGAAGTGAAGTACAATGATTTCGGTTCTGCTGTTGAGGGAATTAAGCGTCAACTCCTAACGGGAATCGTGTTGCCGTTAGGCCAAGAAGTCTTGCCTAAGTTAAACGAGTTTAGTAATGAGCTTAAGCAAAATATTCCAGCGATTATTGAGGACGTAAAGCCGGTAATAAATGGATTAGTGGATTCTTTCAAATTCCTAGCTGATAATATTGGAATTATCGTCCCTATTTTATCGTCAGTAGTGGCCGGGTTCACGGCATTCAAGGTTATTGCCGGAATCGCTTCTGCGGTTAGTTTATTTAGCGGGGTAATGGCAGTGGCCACAACCGGAGCTGTTGCGGCAACGCCAGTTGTTGGATTATTGGCTGGGGCGTTTACATTGTTGACAGGACCGGTTGGGTTAGGGGTTGCAGCTGTAGCACTGTTCGCAGGTGGGGCAACACTAATATCTAATAAGCTAAAACAAGAAGTAATTCCTGCCACGGATCTGTTTGGAACATCTGTAAGTGATTCAACCAAGGCGGCCGTGACGGCCTACATGGAAATGGATAACAAAGTCGGCGCATCTCTCCTTTCCTTCAAGGCCAGCAACGCTACAATTACCACGGCATTTGCCACTGAAATGGTCGGTACCTTTGAAAAGATGGGCACTGATATTAAGGCTGGTAGGGATAAGCATTATGAAGAGGATTTAGCCAATCTGACTAAATTCTATGCCGATCAGGGCCTTTTGGATATGCAGGAAGCACAAACTACACTAGCTAAAATGAAGCAAGATCACATAGATAAAGAGTCTCAAGTAGATACCTTTGAAGTAAAAATTAAAACTATTTACGAAAAGGCTGCATCTGACCACAGATCAATTACACAAGAAGAGGAAAATGAAGTCAGGAAGATCAAGGATGAAATGCAAAAACTCGCAATTGAAGCATTAACTAACTCCGAAAAAGAGCAAGCAGATATCTTAACTCGAATGAGATTGCAAGCTGGCGACATCTCTACTAAACAGGCTGGAGAAGTAATCGCGAACAGTGCTAAGCAACGAGATGAGACAACCAAGTTAGCTAATGACCAGTATGAAAAGACAGTGGCATCAATTACTAGACAAAGAAATGAGGGTGTAATAAAGTCGGATGACCAAGCCAAAGAGATGATAGATGCTGCAGAGAGGATTAGGGTCGCATCCATTACGAAGGCTGAAGATGTGCACGAAAAAGTAGTTTATGAATTACAGAAACAAAATGAAGATGTTGGGAAAAAGATAAACTCACAAGATGGGTCTATTAAAACTGGATGGGATAATCTGAAAACGTGGTTTGACAATACTCCAATTGTGCGTTGGATAAAAACTAAAACTTCTGGTGGAACGAGTTCAGGATCGGACGTAGATGATAATTACAGTGGAACTAATAACTTCCGTGGTGGCCTGACAACTCTTCACGAAAAGGGTTATGAGGTTTATGATCTACCACGAGGATCAAAAATATATAATCATGAGGCTAGTGAAGATTTAGTTTTGAAAACAGCGCAAGAAGTTGCAAAAGGTGTGCTGGCAAATAACCAAGGTAATGGTGGCCTATCGTTAAGCATAGAAAAGTTTATCAACAACCGGGCGCAAGATGTCCAGGCGTTTGCCGAAGAGCTCGAATTCTACCGCAAACAGACAAACGTGGCGAGGGGTGGTAGTTAGTGCAGCCATATTTCATCTTTAAAAATATCAACAGTTTAGATATGGGGATACTAGTCAACGCCCTTCCGCCCATAATCAAGGCAACCCGGGATATGACTAAAATTAGTATCCCTGGCAGAGATGGGTTTCTCACTCAGGATTTCGAGACGTATCAAGGGACGGTTAAGTCAGTCGAGTGCACCATCTTAGATATAACGATGGTCGATCAAGTCATGGCGTGGCTGGATGGATCCGGTGAGGTTATTTTCAGCAACCAAGATGACCGGAAATATCAAGCGAGCATCATGAATCAGATACCATTTTCTAGAATCGTGCGGAAGTGGTACAAATTTATCGTTATTTTCGACTGTCAACCCTTCGGGCTGATGTTGAATAGCCCAGTCATTACGCTTGCAGCGCCCGGCAGTATCTACAACGGGGGAACCTACAAAAGTAAACCTGTAATAAAGATCTATGGCACCGGAACCATTGACCTTAGCGTCAACGGCAACGCGATCCACATCACTAACGTTATTGGCCATGTCACGATTGACAGCGAATTAATGGACGCCTATAAAGATACTCTGCTCAAGAATTCAGATATGGCCGGGGATTTCCCCGAATTGGTCGTAGGCGAAAACACCATTAGCTGGACAGGTGTAGTTACCTCTGTAGAGATCACTCCGAATTGGCGGTGGCTCTGATGATTTCAGTATATGACAGTAAGGAAACATCCTTCACGAGCAATGGATTAGTTGTCCTATCTGATACTCTCTCCTGCCTAGTCATGGAAGAACTAAACGGGGCCTATGAGCTTACGCTTGAATACCCATTCGACGAACGCGGTAAATGGTCATATCTCGTAGAGGGCAATATCATCAAGGCTGACGGCCAACCCTTCCGGAACTATCGCAAAGTAAAAACCTTATCAGGTATCCGCGTCAATGCGAGGCATATTTTTTATGATCTCCTTGAAAATATCCTGGAAAACGTGAGCGTCAACGGTCTAAGCGGTGCAGGAGCTTTGGATTACGTACTAACCAACACTCAATACGCGCATCCCTTTACGTCGGTTAGCGACGTTGGCGGATCAAATGCTATGCAATTAGTCCGCAAAAACCCCGTCGAAGCTATCCTCGGAGATGACGGTATTATAGCCAATTGGGGAGGGGAGCTTGAGCGTGATAACTACACAATAAAGCTGCTACAGGCGCGAGGATTGGACAGAGGTGTCCTAGTTGCTTATGGTAAGAACATCGTAGACATCGAAGAAACGTTGGACTTAGATGGCTTATGTACGCGCCTCATGCCAGTGGGCAAAGACGGGTTATTATTACCTGAAAAATATATCGACAGTCCATACATTGGCAATTATCCAAACCCCAAGATCAAGGTAGTTGAGTTTAGCGATTGCGAAAATGAAGCAGACTTGAGACTTGCCGGGCAGCAATATATGTTCAATACCAAAATCGACATACCACAATTCAATTATAAGATTGACCTCTTGGAGCTATCCAAAACGGAAGAGTACAAAAACTATGCAGTCCTGGAAAGGGTCTATCTTGGGGACATAGTAACGGTTAAGCACTTTAGGCTTAATCTTGACCTAAAAGCCAAGGTTATAAAAATTGTCAAGAATGACCTAACCGGCAGAACTGAAAAAGTTGAGCTCGGCAGTTTTAAACCCAACATAGCCACGGGAATTAACAGCGCGATCCAAGGTGTAAAGCAAGAGATTGTTAAAGTCACATCTGCATATCAGCTTGCCATAGACAATGCTACGGCGCTAATAACAGGCAGCAATGGCGGAAACGTAGTAATACGCCAAGATGAGTACGGAAAACCCTACGAAATACTCGTGATGGACACAGCGGATGTAATGACGGCGGTAAACGTATGGAGATGGAATCTTGGTGGTTTTGGCCACAGTTCAACTGGCGTGGAGGGGCCTTTTGAAGTAGCGATAACCGCCGATGGACATATAGTAGGTACATTCATTACAGCATTAGTCATAAGCGGGGCGATGATTGAAACAGGTATTATCCAGAGCACCACAGGTAAATGGCAACTCAACCTGGATGGGGAGACCTTTACTCTTGGTGATAAAATGACATTTGACGGCACTAATCTAACATTTGGAGTGGGTGTAAATCTAAGTTGGGGTCAAATATCCGATCAACCTTTTATACCTACTCAATATACCGATGCCGAAGCTCTGGGCGCTTGGGTTAACAGTACCTACAAAACACACATTACCTCATCTGGTGTATACACAGGAACGGTATCAGCGGCTCAAATTAGTGGTGGTACGATCGATGGTGTCATGATTAATGCTTATGATACACTGAAGGTGTCTTCAAACATCTGGAACAATGGCTCTTCCTACGGTCTACAATTCGGAGCCGTAGTAGCTGGATATTCTGCTCCCGCCACGATCAAGTATTATCAGGGACTTAGTGGCGATGGTAGCTCCTTATTAACCATAGACGCCTTACAAATAGACATCGATGCTCTAGCTACCACAATCCACGGAGACTTAACTGTTACTGGGGTTATCACAGCTCCGAACGGAGTAATAGCTGTATTTGGCTAGGTAAGAGGAGGAGTTTATAGTGCCGCCCACAGAATATATACCTTCCTTTTGGCCCAAAGTCACTGACCAATATGTATGGGGCATAGGTGATGGTCCAGACCCTAACGGATGGGAAAGTGAAGCTGGCAGTTGTGTGGCTAACGCCTTATGTACTATGAAGGAAGTGCATGAATACAGGCAGTATGGATATGTAAATAGATATTCTATAGGTTGGATATTTGGAAATAGAATAACCCAAGAGGAAAATCCTAACGATGGTATGATTGTGAACTATGCTCTTGATAGGCTTAAATATGATGGCGTTCCTTTGTATAAGAGTTTGCCTGAGAATCGTTATAATGGTTGGGGTGAGTGGACATATCCAGACACTTACATGTATTATGACTGGACTGATGGTGGTATTCCAATCATTGGAGCCGAAACGCTTGTCGCCAATAACGCCAATAGGGAAATGTACAAAGCCAAAATATCAAGTTATTCGGTCTTAGAGGCATTAGGACCAGATCCAGTTCATCCTGGTGAATATATTAATATAATCAACGCCACCCAGATTGAAAATCTTAAGCAAAGTATAATTGACAACGGAGTAGTATTGGTTGTAACGCATATCGCCGATAACTTTTACAATCTAGGTGGGATTGGTTGCGACGGCGTAGTTCCTGCCGAGGTTGATTCTAACGGAACCTTAGGTGAATCTAAGACCTCTCACGTAATGTGTATTATTGGATGGAAGCTCGTCGATGGGATTACACACTGGATCGTTCATAATAACTGGGGAGATTGGTGGTGGGGGGAGTATGTAGGACCTAACCTTTCTACAGGAAGATGTTACATGCCTCTCTATTATGAGAACATCATACGTTTTATAACGGTTATTGATGATCTATCACAACAAAATTGTCCAGCCCCAGAGAGTTGTATATACACTATCGATAGTCAGCTACCCCAATACATCAATACCTCGGCTGCGGTAGACTATGAAATTGGAACCCTGGCTTTCGACAAAAAGCTTAACTATGGTCCGTATGCTAATATTTGGCGTGGCGCAGATCTATATGCAGGAGCTGAGCAGTATCACGATATAGAGGCAATGACTGAGGGACAGACCGTTCAATTTAGGGCACGTTATGTGGACGTTAGGCCTTGGTTAATTCAGGCTGATGGAGGAGACTCGTGGGGCTGGGCATACTCTCCTGTATACACTAAGGTTAGACCTCCTCTTTTTTATTGGGTTCATATTCCTGGGTATCTCAGCGCTGTGCAGATTACAGCAGATGAATGGAATGCCTTTACTGCTAATATCAACGCAGTTAGGGTGTATAGGGGATTAACTCAAGTAGTATTTACTCAAGCCGTAGCTGGCGCGCAGATCTCTGCCGTAATTTTTAATCAAGCTCGATCGGCTATAAACGATATGGAAACTGTTAATATGTCTGCAGCTAGTAGAGGAACCAGGTTGTATGCATCGGTTACTCTTTTGGTTAGTGACTTAAATTCTATTTCATAAAAAAAGGGGGTGAGTGTATTGGATGTAGATGCTAACAAGGTCATAGAAGGTCTGGCGCGCCAGATAAAACAAATGGCGATAGCGCTAGCGGTCAAAGAAGCTCAGATAGAGCTACTCCAGCAAAAAATTGTTAAACTTAAAGCCGAAAAAGAAAAAGAAATAGAAGCCAAGAAAGAACAAACCGCATAAGCGGTTATTTTTATGCCAGAAAGGGGGCGAATTAACGTGTCAGAAGTAAAAACACAAAAGCAAGGTGGTGATGACGTGAAAATTATGGGTAGTAATATTAGCATGATAAGAGGGGACTCTGAGACAATTACCGTTTCCCTTATCGGAAGCAGTAATGTAGTTGTTCCTTTTGTCACTGGAGATACGGTTTATCTCACCATTAAGATTAATGATTGTACTGCTACTAAACTCCTGCAGAAGGTTATTACCGACTTTCCTGAAGGCAAGGCAGTAATAGAGATAAAGCCAGAAGACACAAAAAGTTTGACATTTGGCGACTATGTATATGACATTCAACTAACCACTGCACTAGGAGTTGTAACTACAATAGTCACCCCCAGTAAATTTTCAATAAAGGGGGAGATCACATATGAGTGATGTATTTGGGGTTGTTTCATCAGAATTAAAAATTTATGCAAACATCATCGCGGCGGGCCCGAAGGGTGATAAGGGAGAAAAAGGTGATACTCCTACCTCTTTTCCTGCTTCTGGCATAATTGAAGATGAAAATAAGGTATTTTTAACTAGCTCGGATAAGCAGAACTTGCTAGATTCTTTAACCAAGGAGAATTACATCCACGATCAAATTATGTCCTCTAGCGTGTGGACTATAAATCATACGTTAAACAAATTCCCATCTATTAATATCGTAGACTCTGCAGGTAGCCTAGTAGTAGGCGATGTAGAGTATGTAAATTTAAGTCAAATAGTAGTCACATTCACAGCACCATTTTCAGGCATCGCGTATCTAAATTAAAAAACGAGGGGGTTAATTACTTTGAAAATTTTAACAAATTATGACTTTACTCAAAATCAATTATTAAATGTGGCCTTACAGAATTTAGCAACAGCTCCTAGTAATCCTGTAGGAGGTCAAGTTTATTATAACACGACAGATCATAAATTTTATGGATGGAACGGTACAGAATGGATTGATGTAAGCAACATATACACTCATCCATCTACGCACAGTGCAGATATTATCGTTGATGGAACAACGAATCATGTATTTACAGCCGCTGATGATACCAAGTTAGCTGGAATAGCCACAAGTGCTAATAACTATTCACACCCTACAGGTGATGGAAACCTACACGTTCCAGTTACTAGCACAACAAATAACGGTAAAGTTTTAACTGCAGGACCTACTGCAGGAAGTCTATCATGGACTACTCCCACGGTTGGAACAGTTACATCGGTTACTGGAACATCCCCTGTAATCTCTTCAGGTGGGGATACTCCTGCTATTTCCATACCTGCCGCAACCAACGCATCAGCAGGACATGCAACAGCGGCACATATTGTAGCAATAGAAGCAAATACAGCTAAAGTAACAAATGCTACGCACACAGGCGATGTGACAGGCTCTACTGCATTGACTATAGCAAATAATGCTGTAACCTTAGCTAAAATGGCTGACATGGCTACTGCCTCATTACTTGGGAGAAATACTACTGCGACAGGCGACCCCGAAGTTCTCCCAGTAGCCACTGTAAAGACTATGTTAGGATTGGGGTCTGCTGCATATACAGCATCGACTGCATATGCTACTGCCACTCAAGGTACAACAGCTGATGGAGCAGTACCTAAGTCAACCGTAACAGCGGCAAATGATTTCATTGTGGGTACAGGAGCTTCCACTGTAGCAAAGAAAACTGCATCTGAGGTAAGAACAATACTCAATGTGGCTGACGGAGCTAATAACTACGTACATCCTTCAACGGATGGTAGCCATCATGTCCCTGCTACTAGCACGACCAATAATACTAAAGTATTGAAGTCAGGAGCTACTGCTGGTAGTGAAGCATGGGGAGCAGTTGATTGGGGCGAGTTAACAAATAAACCATCCTCAACAACAGTAAACATCGACTCTGCGGTATCATTAAAGCATACCCAGAACACTGATACAGGTACTAGTTCTGCTACTTTCCAAGTAGGAACTTCAGGAGCAAAAATAAAGAACAACGCAGGTACAGAGCTCCAAGTCAGAAATGCTGATGACACTGACTATGCAGACGTTCGAGTAAGAAATCTTGTGGTGGAAGGAACTGCAACGACAATCAATTCTAATACTGTCAATATTGGAGACAGTAATATTGAACTAAATAGTGATATCACGACTAATGCACAGAATTCAGATGGCGGTATCACTATTAAAAGATTACAGATTGACAACGTTACTCGGGCAGACGCAATAATGCGTTTCAATAATTCGGCAGGTCGATGGGAAGCGACTGCTGGCGCTGTTACTGCTTGGACTATAATTACTGTCGCTCAGAAAAAAACGGCAACAATAGGAGATGGGATTGCTACCAGTTTTCCAATTATGCATTATCTTAATACCCGCGATGTTAATGTCACTATCAGGGAAACTGGTTCTCCTTATAAGATTGTAATGGCCGATATTGCATGCACCGATCTAAACACTATTACGGTGAGTTTTGCCGTAGCACCTACAACCAATCAATATTCTGTCACGATCATAGGGTAAGGAGTGAAATAAATGTCTGAAAATTTAGGAACTATCACCGATGTTAATGACTTACCCACTAAAGCATATGTTGATAATAAAGTAGCACAGCTTCCTGTAGGATTCGGAAGAGGTGCAGGAACCAATTCTGTAGAAGAAGGTACTAATACTACTGCTTCTGGGGATTACTCACATGCAGAAGGAAGTGGCAGTACTGCTAGCGGCGTTAGTTCTCATGTGGAAGGTTCTGGTCCTTGTGCCGCTGGCGACTATTGTCATGCCGAAGGTCGATTTACATTAGCTATGGATGCTCAGTACATAGCTAATGTACTGAGTTATTCTGGTTCTACATTGACAGTAGATACAGTTACAGGTTTTGCAGTTAACGATGTAGTTACTATCATGACAAATTCATCAGCGTATAATATACAAACTGCTACGATTACTGCTATTAACGGTCTAGTTGTCACATTAAATATGACAGCTAATGTGAATATGAAAACTATGTATAAGAAAAGAGTTTCTCAGACTTTTTCGTCACACTCCGAAGGGACTTATACTGTAGCTGTAGGGAGAAGCGCACATGCTGAAGGGAATAGTACTATTGCGTCAGGAACTTACGCTCATGCCGAAGGATCTGGGTCTATAGCAAGCGGTAGCACTTCTCATGCACAAGGGGGAGGTACGCTTGCTTCTGGATTTTGCTCCCATGCTGAGGGGGGGGCCACTGTAGCTAATAACACTAATGCGCACGCAGAAGGGGGAGGTACGCTTGCTTCTGGGGATTCATCCCATGCAGAAGGAAATACGACAACTGCT